CCAGAGCACACTGATAGGACTAAGAGAACAGATTGACTGTTACGACCTTATTAAGTCGGGCTTTGCTAATACGGTAGACGACGCCTCGATTATTTATTGGACTATCAATAATGCGGGTGGCATGGACGACGTAGACCTTGCTAACTTCGTAAATAAGTTAAGGACAGTGAGGGCTGCGGTAGTTGAGGAAGATGGAGCGACAGCCGAGAGCCACGCAATAGACGTTCCTTATCAGAGCAGAGAAGCTTTGCTTGAAAGACTTGACAAAGACCTTTACAAAGACGCTATGGCCTTAGATACCGAAAGGATAGCGGGCGGCGCAACAACAGCAACACAGATAAGGGCCGCATACGAAAACCTCAACTCCAAGTGCGACGACTTTGAATATCAGGTGCTTGACTTTATTAACGGCATATTGGAGGTAGCTGGAATAGACGATGAGGCTACGTTCACACGCTCAATGATTATCAATCAGGAAGAAATGGTATCAACGATATTACAGGCCAGCCAGTATTTGTCTGCCGATTATGTAACAGAAAAGATACTCGATATATTGGGCGATGGAGACAAGGCGGAAAAGGTCATAGCAAATATAGACCAAGAAAGTATTGACAGATTTACTGAGGCCGAAGTTGAAGAAGAACCTGAGGAAGTTGTAGAGGGATAATATGAACGAACTAACCGATAAACAACTTGAAAGGCTAGAAAAGCAAATAGCCAAAGAATACAAGGCGTCAGAAAAGTTAGTTCGTAAACAGTTAGAGAAGCATGTTAACGAGTTTGAAGCAAGGAACCAGCAGAAACTGAGGCTTGTTGCTCGTGGGCGGATAACCGAAGATGAATATGTCGAGTGGTACGAAAAAGAGCTTGAAAGCGGTTACTGGGTGAGACATGCTGTAGAAGACGCTGCAAGAGAACAGTCGAAGGCTAACGAAAGAGCGGTAGCATTAGTTGGCATAGCGCTTATAGGCATATTGGTAGACGGTTTAAACTATGGAGCGTATGAAGTAGAAAAGTCCGCACGTAGAGACACTAAATATGCACCACCCAATAAGACATTTATTGAGAGGTTGATTAAGGACAATCCTCAGTTGCGGCCGAAGGTAAACATACCAAAAGATAGGCTTTGGAATGAAAGAGCTATACGCCGAGAGCTAATTGCTGGAATGAAGAAAGGCGAAGGTCCGAGAAAGGTAGCAAAGAGGTTTCAAAGCGTCGGCATGAAGCCGTACACGGCAAGGGATATTAAAAATGCTCACTTGAAAACAGCAAAGCAGATATCCAGAGAAGTAGCCAAGAAGAACTACAACGTAGCAGTACGAAATGCGCGCTCAATGATAAACAGCGCCCATAACTACGGAAAATGGGAAAGCTATAAACGAGCTGAGGAACTTGGGCTAAAAGTGGTTAAGGTTTGGTCGGCAACTATGGACGACAGAACAAGAGACAGCCACGCATTCCTTGACGGCGTTTCGGTAAAGGTGAACGAGGAATTTCCAAACGGCTTGATGTACCCTTGCGACCCAAGCGGCTCAGCAGAGGAATATTGGAACTGCCGTTGTGAGTTATCAATGGACGTTGAAGGATATGAGCGTGATTGGAGCGACTTGTCTCAAAGGAATACAGACCACTTCATAGACGATTCGTATGATGATTGGAAAGAACGCCACGGAGCGTTTGACGTTATAGACGGCAAGTGGCAGAAGGTGGTGTAACATGGGCTATGAGTTTCAAATCATATTAGATAATATCGAGCTTGTAATGGCCGCAACGACAAAGCAAATACAGTCCGCACTTGAAACCGTAGGCCAGCACGGCGAGGAAGATGTGGCCCAGAGGGCTCCTGTAGATACTGGAAACCTCAAAGGCAGTTTTCAGCATAAGGTGGGAGACAATTACGTAGACATATATACTGAGGTCGAGTATGCACCATATCAGGAATATGGAACGAGCAGAGGCATACAGCCTAAGCATTTTATGAAGAACGCTATTACTGCGAATTTGAATAAGTACAAACAAATCATAGAAGAAGAACTTAAAGGTTAATACAACAAGAGACCGAACCAAAGCACTGGCTCGGTTTTTTGATGTAGATAAATTACATTCCAACGAAGAACAGGAGGAAAAGAATAATGGCACTTACTAGAAAAATGCTCAAAGCAATGAGTATAGACGACAGTCAAATCGACCAGATTATCGAAGCACACACCGAGACTACTGACGCTCTGAAAGCAGACAGAGATAAGTATAAGGAAGAAGCTGAGAGAGTCCTTGAAATTGAGAAGGCAAAGGACGAACTACAGAAGGAGCTTGATGAAGCACTGAAAGAAGTTGACGACACTAAAGCCGAGCTTGAAGTGGCTATGGCTTACAAAGACAAGTACGAGAATGAGCGTACAGCCTTTGAAGATTACAAGAAGGACGTAGACGCCAAAGACGAGAAAGCACGCAAGGCAGACGCCTATAAGAGCTTGCTCAAAGAGGCTGGCGTATCTGACAAGAGAATTGACGCTATCCTGAAAGTAACTGACACATCAAACCTTGTTGTTAATGACGAGGGCAAAGTGGAAGGAGCAGAACAGGTAGTTGAGAACATCAAGTCGGAGTGGTCGGAGTTTATTGTCACAGAAAGTAAGGAAGGCGTAAAGACAGAAACACCACCTGCTTCAACAGGCGGTAAACCATCGAAGGAAGACATTATGGCAATCAAAGATAGAGGCGAAAGGCAGAAAGCCATAGCCGAGAATATTGATGTCTTCAAAGAATAAGAAAGGACAAAACTATGGCACCTAAAGAAAATCTTACAGTATCAGCTAACATCGAAACTCAGGCAAGAGAAATTGACTTCGTGTCAAGGTTCGCTAACAACTGGGAACACCTTCAGGACATCATGGGTATTTCGAGACTTATCAGAAAAACTCCTGGAACCGTTCTCAAGTACAAGTACGCAGAAGTAACTCTCGAAAGCGGAGCAGTAGGTGAAGGTGAGGAAATCCCATACTCCGAGGCTAAAGTCAAGACAAAAGATTATGCGCCAATTAACGTTGAGAAGTTCGCAAAAGGCGTATCCATTGAGGCTATAAATGAGCACGGCTATGATGACGCTATCGGCCTGACTGATGACCAGTTCCTGTTTGAGCTTCAGGCAGATGTTACAGGAAGATTCTATACATTCCTGAACACTGGAACACTGACAAACAACAAGGACAGTTTTCAGGCTGCACTCGCTGACGCTCAGGGACAGGTAAGAAATAAGTGGAAAGCTATGCACAAGGGCATTACTGAGGTTGTAGGCTTCTGTAATATCCTTGACGCTTATGACTACCTCGGAGCAGCTAACATCACAGTACAGAGTGAGTTCGGCATGAACTATATCGAGAACTTCCTCGGTTACAGCAAGCTGTTCCTGTGCTCAGATGATGAGGTTGCAAGCGGTAAAGTTATCGCTACACCAGTTGAGAACATGATTCTTAATTATGTATCTCCTGACGACAGTGACTTTGCAAGAGCTGGACTTCAGTACACCACAGACGGAGTTACAAATCTTATCGGTTTCCACGTACAGGGCAACTACGGCACAGCAGTATCTGAGTCATTCGCACTGATGGGTATGACACTGATGGCTGAGTACCTTGACGGTATTGCAATCATCACTTTCGGTGGTAGCGGAAGCAACGATACACCAGCAGGAGCGTAAGCCGAAAACATTAAGGAGGACTTAGATGTATAAGGTATTAAAGGCCTTTACCGACCTTCAGGACGATAATTACGTGTACCTTGCGGGTGATGTATATCCTCGCGAGGGCGTTCTTATCAAGCAAGACAGACTTGACGCTCTTGCTTCAAAGGATAATGTACGTGGGGAAGCCCTGATTGAGTTGGTAGAAGAAGAGACGGCGGCAAAGAAGGCACAGGAGGCGTCCGAGACAGCCGAAATTCAGCCTGTAAAGGAAGAAAAGAAGGTTGTTGATAAAAAGGCCAAGCCAAAGAAAAAAGCCGCTAAGAAGGAGAAATAAGAAATGTTGACCGAACTGTGTCAAGAGATAAGGAACTGGTTTGAAAAAGAAAAGCACTTCGGTACTTTCACAATTGAAGGAGGACAGCTTACTGACACCTCTTTTCTACAGGACGGTCAGTACTTCCGTATCGTAGGCTCCGTATTTAATGACGGGGTCTATTGTAATGACCTTTCAAACCCTGAGACTTTGGTCGATGAGGTTTTTAAAGGTGCGATATGGGCGATGGCTGTCCCTCCTACAGTTGTCGCCCTGTCGGATAAGATTGACGCTTGGAATGCGATGTATGGCGGCGTTGACAGTCAGAACTTGAGCCCGTTTGATTCTGAGTCGTTTGGTGGGTACAGCTATACCAAGTCAAGCGGCAAAGGCGGCTCGGGCGGAGGAAATGGCAGTAGCGTTCCAACGGCATTTAGCGTGTTCGCCGACGAACTAAATAATTGGAGGAAGATATGAGCCGAACGGCATCTTAGGAAGTTTATGGAGGAATAAAGATGTCACTATTAGAAGAAGCAATGGAATCTTGCGTGTTGTTAAACAGGCAGACCACAACAGACGAATATGGTGGCTTTATAAACACGTGGATTGACGGAGCACATTTTAATGCGGCTATAACTTTTGATACTTCAATCGAGGCAAGGACGGCTATGGCTCAGGGAGTGCACAGTCTTTATACGGTAACTACACCCCGAAACGTAACGTTGCAATATCACGATGTGTTCCGTAGGCCGAGAGACAACAAGCTGTTTAGGGTTACGAGTGACGGAGACGACAAGTACACGCCTCAGAGCGCTGGCTTGGATATGCGTCAGGTAACAGCTGAGGAGCTAAACACTTTGCCAGAGTAGGAGGTTATATATGTCAGATAAGTGGGTAGCACTTAATACGTTCTGGAATAGTTTTAAAATTCCTGCATATGATGAACATACCGTGCCAGACGGTAGCCAATTGCCATATATAACTTACGAAGCAGCGACCGCAGACCTTGATGAGAAGATACCCTTGACCGCATCAATATGGTACAAATCTAACTCATGGGCTGAGATTAGTCGAAAAGCAGAAGAGATAAGCTACTATATTGGAGGCGGAGCAGGGGTCTTGTACGACGGCGGCAGAATGTGGGTAACGAAGGAGCGCCCATTCGCTCAAAGAATGGAAGAACCAGACGACAGGCTAATACGCCGCATAATAATAAACATCGCAGTTGAGTTTCAATAAAGGAGAAGAACATGGCACAGAAATACACAAGAGTGCCGACAGATACTTTCGAGAAGTTACAGCTCAATGCTGGAATACTACTTGACAATTTTGACCCAGCAACAGGCGAGATTGGCAATATTCTCGGAGCAACATCTGGCGGCATTAACTTTACTACAAACCCGTCTTTCAAAGACTTTGGCGAGGACATAGACAATGTTCCTAACAACATGCTCGAACTCAAACATATTGAGCAGTACGAACCAAAGATGAGTGGAACATTCCTTACTCTTTCGCCAGAGGTAGCAAAGACTCTTATAGGTGGAGCTGAGATTGACCCAGAGAACCCGATTAGGGTTATACCGAGAGCCGACCTTCTTTCCACTGACTTTGCAGATGTATGGTGGGTAGGAGATTACACAAACGTAAACTTCGGAGACGACGCTGGGTTCATAGCAATTCACCTGATGAACTCGCTCAGTACTGCTGGATTCCAGATTCAGTCTGAGAAGAATGAAAAGGGTAAATTGTCATTCGAATATCAGGGCCACTACTCAATCCTCAGTCAGGACACAGTTCCTTTTGAGATTTATGTAAAGGCTCCTGAGAGCGAGTACGAAGAGGTGAAGAATCCTACTGGAAATCCTCATGAACAGGGTTGGTATGAGCTTGTTAGCGGAGTATACGCACTGACAGAGGATACCGAAGTTGTAGAAGGCAAGACCTACTACAGAAAGAAAGGCGAGAACACTCCAAGCGGAGATAATACGCCAAGCGGAGACGATACAACTGATACATACACAGAAGTAACTCCTGAAGGAACTGAAAACCCTTCTGAGCAGGGCTGGTATGAATTGGTTGAAGGTAACTATGTACTTTCCGAAGATACAGAAGTTGACTCAGGGAAGACATACTATGTAAAAGGGGCATAATGCAATAGCGATAGGAGGGAAGAATGAAAAACTTAGCAAATTGCAAGCCGTCGGAATTTTTACAGCAGACGAACAGAATCCGTAAGTCGGTCGCCAAATGGTTGACCGACACGGATGTTCTCAATATCAGACAGCGTATGCCAAAGATAGATGAGGACGCAACAGAAGAAGAACGCAAGAAAGCAATGGAGGAGCAAGCAAAAGAGAATTTGAATTTGATACTGGACGCTATCCTTGAGAAGCACCCAGAAGAAACTCTCGAATTGCTTGCTCTTTTGTGCTTTGTGGAACCAAAAGATGTAGACAAGCACTCAGTAACAGAGTACCTTGAATCGTTTGAAGAACTCATTTCAAACAAGGCGGTGCTCAATTTTTTTACCTCATTAATGAGATTGGGGAACGCAAGTACTTTGACAGCGTAAGAACGATAGATGTTCAAGCTGTTGAGTTGCTTGGCGCTGAGTATGTTGTTGAGTATGCGACGTCGGAGTACAACGCCTATGAAGAAAAGTCAATATTCAGAATGTACGTAACTGACATGCTGAAAGGCTTTGGCGAGGTGCTAGGCGGAGAAATCAAATACAGATACTACGACTTAATCAAAGTTGAGGAACCAGTTAAAGAAGAAAAGACTGGCGATGAAATAGCGTTAGAAGTAATAGCAAAAGCAGGACTGAAAGGCAGAACATAATGGATGTAATGAGCCTCGTGGCGAGGTTGTCGCTCGATTCAAGTGAATATATGGCTGGCATGGCCGCCGCAAAAGGGACGGCTGTAAGTGCTGGAGGCAACATAGCAAAGTCGGTTGCAAACACGAAGAAGGCTATCGGCCTTGCCGCAGTCGGAATGGCTGGAGCTATGACCGCCTTCGGAGTTTCGTCAGTCAAGACTGGCATGGAATTTGACAAGTCGATGTCTCAGGTCGCCGCCACTATGGGCAAAACCATGGACGAAATGACTAGTGAGACAGGGACGGTCGAACTTGCGTGGGGCTCGTTCACGGGGAACCTTAGAGAGTTTGCTCAGGAGATGGGAGCCAATACAGCGTTTAGCGCATCTCAGGCGGCCGACGCTTTAAACTACATGGCGCTTGCTGGATATGACACGCAAGAGTCAATGAGTATGTTGCCGAACGTTCTTAATCTTGCGGCCGCTGGAAATATGGACTTGGCGAGGGCGTCTGATATGGTAACTGATGCACAAACGGCGTTCGGTTTATCTATGGAAGAAATGCCTCAGCTTGTTAACGAAATGGCCAAGGCCGCATCAACAGGGAACACTTCTGTCGAACAATTAGGAGACGCATTTTTAACAGTAGGCGGACTTGCTCGGGAGTTGAATGGCGGCTTTGTAACTCTTTCAAATGGTACAAAGGCTCCTATGAGTGGAGTACAAGAATTGGAGACAGCCCTTGTTGCTATGGCTAATGCTGGTATAAAAGGCTCACAAGCTGGTACACACATGCGCAATATGCTGCTTAAATTGTCGTCTCCGACGAGTGAAGGCACAAAGCAGTTAGAAGCATTGGGTGTGTCTGTTTTTGATTCAGAAGGCAAAATGCGCTCGCTGAAAGACGTGTTTGGAGACCTTAATGGAGCGCTCGGCAATTTAACACAAGAGCAGAAAATACAGGCCATTTCAGATTTGTTTAATGCTAGAGATATCGCATCGGCAGAGGCCATTTTGGATGCGATTGGCGAAGATTGGGATGAAATAGGAGCGTCAATCCTTGACTCAAAGGATGCCGCTGGAAATATGGCCGAAACACAACTCGATAACTTGGCTGGAGATGTTGTTAGGTTGAAGTCCGCCTTTGAAGGTTTGCAGATAAGCGTATCCGATAAATTGGAAGGCCCACTAAGAAAAATAGTACAGGCACTTACTTGGGCGATTGATAACGCAGGAACGCTCGGCCCGATTATTCTCGGACTTGCTACCGCGTTTGGAACTTTCGCCGTTGCAATTAACATTGGAGGCATTATCAAGAAGGTCGGCACGGCGTTTAAAGCTCTTAGCATGATAATGGCCGCAAATCCAATCGCGCTGATTATAGCGGCAATAGCGGGCTTAGTCGTTGCGTTTATTACGCTATGGAAAACAAATGAGAATTTCAGAAAGGCCGTCACGAATGCTTGGGTGGCAATTAAGAATGGGGTCATAAATGCCATTACTGGATTGAAGGACGGCATTGAGAAGGCGTGGGCTTCAATTAAGGCCGCTGTGGGAACGGCCGTTGAGGCTATTAAGGCCGTTGTTATAGTAATATTCGACGGTTTAAAGACATACTTCACGACCGTCTTTAACTTCTACAAGACGATTATAATGGCGGCTTGGACGATAATATCAACAGTGGTTACGACTGCCGTAAACGCAATTAAGACGGTGATTACTGTTGTGTTCAACGCTATCAAGACGTATTTTACGAACGTCTTCAATTTTTATAAGACAATAATTACCACGGCGTGGAATGTTATCAGGACGGTTGTGACTACTGCCGTGAACGCAGTAAAGACGGTAATAACGACTGTATTCAATGCCGTGAAGTCATTTATAACTTCGTCCGTAAATGGCTGGAAGAATATTATTTCTTCAGCGTGGAACTTAATCAAGTCCGTTGTATCTTCTGCAGTCAACTCGGTGAGGAGCACTGTTACCTCGGTATTCAACTCTGTGAGGAACACTGTATCGTCCATATGGAACAGTATTAAAGAAAAAATCTCGAGCGCAATCAATTCCGCCAAGTCGAGAGTCTCAAGTGCTGTAAGCTCTATCAAAAGTTATCTCAGCTTTTCAGGGATTGGCAGCAGAGTGGCATCCGCATTCGCAAGTGTAAAAAGTTCCATTAGTAGTAAACTGGAGCAGGCTAAGTCCACCGTGACTGGTTGGATATCAAGAATAAAAGGACTGTTTCCATTCAACATCGGAAAGGTGTTTAGCGGGTGGGTGCCAAAGGTTTCGGCAACCGTGAAAAAGTTTTTTGGCGGCGGAGGTGAGACGAAAGTATCCACTTCAAGCGTCAGATTTGCTAAGGCTATGAACCAGCCTTATCTGTTTAACAGGAGGCAAGTATTTTATGAATCTGGCGAGGCTGGCGAAGAAGTCTTAATGGGCAGACAGGCCTTAAAAAATGACCTTGCAGATGCAGTCAAAGGTGCTGGAGGAGACATCATTATCAATCTGTACTATGACGCGTCCGCAGATGCCAACGACATGGTTAGAGATATTGCACGTGGCATACAGAGATACAAGATGGCAGGAGCAATCTAATGGCAACATACACATGGAAAGGCAATACAATCAATCTAAATAAAGGGTCGGGCTGGTACAAGTTCTACCTGACAAAACCGAAAAAGGTCGCAGTCGGGGACACGTATCTGAGCACTACTTACGGGCATGTAAGCAAATGCATCAAGATTGGGACCAAGAAAGAAAAGCAAGGCAAGAAAACGGTAGACGTTCCTACTGGGTGGACTCAGTGGCAGTACGTGAGGACTGACGTAATTGCCAAGCCTGACACTACTCCGTGTAAACTTGCGTGCCCAGTCAGGCTGACTGTAAGCGGCGGCACACGCTATATGAAGGCGACATGGGACCATTATAAATGGCCACTTGATAGCAAGAACGGAAAAAGGGCTGAAGGCATTAAGTATCAGTGGATATTCGACGTAGTAGGCCCAAAGAACCCTTATAGGGTATTTGCGCATGGAAACGAGTCGCAAAAGCAGTCTCAGGTGAATCTTTCTAACTTTAAGATAGGCAATAAGACTTATACACGTCAGTCATTTTATCCGAATACTAAAACATACCTTTGGGGAATGAAGTTTCGTGTAAAATACACAAACTCAAAAGGCGAAGGAGCTTGGGTTGAGCAGTACAGGAAGTTTGGGAAACCACGGAAACCGACCCTGAGCGGAATGTCTTTTAACAGCAATAATGGTAAATGCAGTATTACAATCAACACCAATGCTGGTACTGACTACTACGAAAGACAGGACACGGTAATCAAAGTCAAAATATACAGCACTCTCTCAAAGAAGTACGTATACAACAAGACTATAACCACTACGAATACGTCTTACACTTTCACATGGGACGCTCAGAACTATAACAAATTTAATGGAGGAGACTATTACAGAATCGAAATGTCGGCCTATGCCAGAGGCTACTGCGGAAATTCAGACAAAGTCTCTAAGAACTACTGGGTGGCACTTCCGAATATCCCAGCGGTAAAGAGTTACAGCTTGTCATCAAAAGGAAGTGGCGGTCACGTCACCGTATGGATAGACAATAAGGTTACTGGGAATCACCCGATAAGCGGAGTAAGGTTGCAGTACCTCACGAACTCCGAAGCAAGCAAGGCCGCTGACATTCCAAAAAATGCTCAATGGCAAGACTTTGAAGTTCAAGACGATGGCAACTGTAAGTCGCTCTCTATTCCAGTTAATACCGTTGCATCTGACGATGGAAAATATTCATGGATAAGAGTTAAGACGTGGCACTTATATGAGCCAGTACTGTGGAGGACTTCGTCGCCAGTACTGATTAAAGAACTGTACACGCCTGAACCGAAAGAAGGAACTGCCGAAGATGACTTCATAGACATACTGTCCGTTACGGCTGGCACCGATGGAGCATCGGGCATAGTCAAGATGGGTTGGAACAAGAACGGCAGAGACGACTCAACTGGCACAGAAGTATCGTGGTCGAAAGATGAAGATGCGTGGCGGTCTACAAAAGAGCCGTCAACGTATACCTTTACTTGGAACGAAGGGAAGAGCGGACAATATAAGAGTCATGCCATTATACATATCAAAGACCTCGAGGAAGGCGAAAAGTACTATATCAGGGCAAGGAGATACAGAGAGGGAACGACTGGCACAACGTGGGGTCCGTATTCAAGTACGGTTACAGTTGTAACAAGCGAGGCTCCTACCGCTGTCGCCTTGGCTTGTGATGACTTCGTTGCTTCGGACAAAGGCCTGTTGGTTCAGTGGACGTTTACTGGAAATGCTGTTCAGAAAGAATGGCAACTTATATCGTCTACTGGGGCGATAATATCCTCAGGAAAAGGCAGCTTGGGCGCAACTCAAGTAGACGCAAGCAGACTAAGAACTTTTGCTACCAACAACGTAGCTACCTTCACGGTCAAGGTGTCTACTGGAAGCGGATTTGTTGAAAGTAATTCGAAATCCGTAACGATATTAGACGCACCGAATCTTTCACTTGAAGT